GGCGATGATGGTGCTCTGACTGACATCGGTGACGGCACCGCCCTCACTTTTGTTCAAACGAGCTCGATTGGTGAGGGCCTCGCTTTTCACCGCAACGCGTTCTCTCTGGTCATGGCCCCGCTCTCTGAGATTGGTGATGGTGCCGGCGCCCGCATCGCGACGATCAGTGATCCGTTCACTGGTCTCTCGATTCGCTCGCGGCTGTATTACGACGGTGCCAACTCTGCCGTGAACGTCGCACTTGACATTCTGTACGGTGTGAAGACTCTCGACGCCAATCTGGCGACCCGCTTCAGCAACATCGACTGATGCACTTGGGCTTAGCCGAAAGGCTTTGCCCGGGTTTAGGAAAGGAGGCAGCGCATGGCCGCAGAAACGATTGAGTTCGTGAACAGTGACGGTCGGACGATCACTGTTAACGCAGCGCACTTCGCACGTATCGAAAAGCTGAAGGAGAATGGCTATCGGCAGGTTGGTGTCGAAGAGCCAGAGGAAACTGAAGAGCCCGAGGAAACTGACTAATGGCGCTTGTTGTTGAAGACGGCACCGCCAAGTCCGACGCTGAGTCTTATGCAAGCGTTGCATTCGCCGACACGTATGTTGCGGATTATCTCAACGGCGATGCAACCTGGGACGCGGCTGATACGAGCACGAAGGAAGTTGCTCTTCGTGTCGGCACTGCTTTCATCAACAACAAGTATCGTCTTCGTTGGAAGGGCTATGCACGTACGCGTGAACAAGCTCTTGCTTATCCACGGAACGGTGTCGTTGACTTCGATGGATACATCATTCCTACGAATGAAGTGCCATTGACATTGCAGCACGCGGCAGTGGAAGCTGCCGTGCGCTTCTTAGATTCTGATACAACTCTCGAACCAGATGCAACATTCGACCAGATCGGGGTGAAGTCGCTCGCAGAAAAGTTCGATGTCTTCTCGCAGTCTATTGAGTATGCTGGAGCTCGTAGCACTCAGCCGTCGTTTACAAAGATCGACCGACTCATCTCAGATCTCCTCAAGAGTGGCGGTGGCATGACCGCTGATCGAGGCTAATGCCAGCACAAGCTGACAACTTCGCTCCGGCACTCGCTGTGAAGCTCATCAATCAGTTTGGTGTGTCGGCGACGATTACTACCTCTACTCCGAACTTCGATGAGATTGAGGGCGAGTCGATTAACCTTACGCAAGCAGATCAAGCCGTCACGCTCTCGCCTCCTACGGGTAATACGAAGGAGTTTCAACCAACGACAACACAAGAGCAGTCAGCGTCGATCTCTTACATGAAGGGTAACGAATCCTTTGAGCCAAAGAACGGTCAGCGCGTGACACTCTCTGGGGTGGTATGGTCAATCATTCGCATTGACACATTGAGGAGCGGCGACCAAGTAGCAGCTTACCGTTTGTGGTTGACAGCATGACGACGAGAATGATACAAAGTCAGGCAAGATTTTCAGCAGACCTTCAGAACTTCGTACGAACGACGAAGTCTGACGCTGTGACCCTGCAACGCGTAGTCTCGATCCAGGTACTCACCGGCGTGGTGAAGCGAACACCGGTCGACACCGGTCGCGCCCGAGGTAGTTGGCAACTCGATGTGAGCGATAACTTGCCAAGTCCAACACAACGCATCGACAGCACTGGTGAACAGACGATTAACAAAGGCATGGCCACTCTTGGCTTTTTGACATTTGGTCGCATCGTGCGAATCAGCAACACAGTTGAGTACATCGGTTTCCTTGAAGACGGCTCTTCGTCGCAGGCACCAAACGGCATGGTGTCGGTCACGCTTAACGAAGTCGGAGCTCAGTTCCGATGAGTAGCTCTCAAGCGATGCACACTGCGATACGTAGGCGATACGCAGAGCAGATCGTCGCTACATCAAGTCATAAGACTCTTTACGATGGGCAGACTGGGTTTGACAAACCAACAGACGCGTTGTGGGTTCGAATGACGATCTTGGTAGGGTCAACCACTCAAGCAAGTCTGGGGGCCACGCCCATCGTTAGGACGAACGGAGTCGTCACATGGAACATCTTTAACCCGATTGGCAAGGGCGACAAGGCCGCCCGCGAGCTAGGTGATAGGATAGCCGCGAAATTTAGGCTCGTCACGGAGGATGATGTCAGGTATCAAGTTCCGACGATTACAAACGTCGGAGTGACAGACGACTGGTGGCAGCTGAACGTGACTGCCCCGTTCATCTTTGACGAGATCGTCACGATCGGAGTATGACATGGCTACCGCCGACGCGAATAGAGTAAACATGGCTCTCGTGCGGGAGACCGGCTTTGCCGAGGATCCGCCGGACCCGACCCCCACCCTGCAAGATATTCGCTTCACGTCTGAGTCTCTCGGGCAAGACACCGAGACGACGACATCACAGGAGATTCGCTCAGATCGACAAGTGCCAGACGTCGTTCGCACAAACGTGGGTGCGTCTGGCGACACTGCTCACGAGTTGAGTTATGGCACCTTCGATGGCTTGCTTGAATCTGCCTTCCTTGCGGACTCCGCGTTCTCGAGTGAAGTCGAAATGTACAACGGCTCAGTTGCTACCTTTGATGCTGGCGCTCAAACGGTTGCTGCACCTGGCATCGACTCAAGTGCGGTGCTCGGCTCGTGGGTGTTAATCGAGGGTGCTACGAATCCTTCTAACAATGGTCGATTCAAGATCACTGGCATTGCGTCAGGTGTCCTCACGCTTGCTCGTGGCGAGACGTCAATCGTTGACGAGTCTACAGGCGCCACCGTCACTGTGACGATGCTCAGCGAGATCACGAATGGCACGACGCTAAACACTTACTTCATCGAAAAGGAATACACCGATCTAACGAACACCTTCGAGCAACTGCTCGGTATGGCTATCCAGCAGTGGTCGCTGAACATCGCCGCTGGCTCGATCATTACTCACAACTTTGGATGGATCGGATCAAAGGCGAAGAGCGCGACGTCCACTGGTGGTGACGGATCGAATACAGCCGCGACGACCACCGGTGTGATGAATGCGGTGGACAACATCGTGAAGATCTTCGAAGGGTCTGGCACTGCGGCTGATCTCTCCGCGCAGAACATCGCGCTGCAGCTTAGTAACAATCTTCGGTCACTTAACAAGATCGGTACTCTTGGTGCCTTCGAACTCGGCACTGGGTCGATTGATCTTACGGGCACGGTGCAGGCGTACTTTGAGGATCGTGAACTCATCGAGGAGTATCTCGAATTTAACGACTCGCACATCGCGACATCGATCATTGACAGTGCAAACAACCGATACATCCTCGATGTCCCAAGGATCCGATACACGAGCGCTCGCCGCGTGGCGGGTGGTATTAATCAGGATGTGATTGCGGACATGGCGTGGACTGCCTTTCGTGATCCAGACGAGGACGTGACCATCCGTCTCGTCCGTGACGATGGGAGCTAAGATGGCTTTCGAGATAGGAACAATCAAGACAGACGCGGAGCTCGAAGTCAACGGCGCGTGGACCACCGACCTTGGGCACGGACTTAAGCTCTTCCTCGGTCGCATCGGGAATCGCAGTTACCAGCGACTCGTGCGAGAATACGCAGCTTCACAGCGGTCAGCTCTTGGTCCAGTTGAGATTAATGAAGACGAGGCCACAGCTGAACTTCTTCGGATCTACGCCGAGACGATCTTGCTTGGTTGGGAAGGACTTGAGGAGGGCGGTGAAACACTCGAATACTCGAAGGATACGGCTATCAGACTCCTTGAGGAGTACCCTGACTTCTTCCGACTCGTGCGTGCGGAGGCGAGTAAGATTGAGTGGTTCCGCGCAAAGCAGATCGAGGAAGACGCGGGAAACTCGCAAGGCGTCTGATTGAACTTACAAAGTTCTCGAAGGAGAACCGTGAGTATCTTCAGGCGCTTGAGCGCCAAGGTAAAGAGACCGCGCTTCGAAAAGAGAAGGAGATTCCTCTAAGACTTCTCGAGCAGTGGAGAGCGTTCGTTCGGTTACATGAGCAACGACCCGTCTCCATGGGTGTCCAGGTGATACCGTTGTCAGAGATCTTCAAGTACCTCGATGAGTTTGGGGTTCGTGGAGACGAGAGAACGACTTGGTTCGAGACGCTACGGAGAGCGGACTTAGAGTGGGTTGAGAACGCGAGGAAGGAACTCGATGGCAGACGTAGCGAGATTGCTGGTCGAGATCGACCCATCGGGCGCGGTCCGCGGCGCGAGCGTCGTCGAGCGACAAACAGATAGGATTAATCGAAGTTCTCGTCGCGCCACGAGAGGTGTCGCTGGTCTCAGCACAAGTATTGGTGGGTTAAGAGCTAGTGTAGGCGCACTCACGAAGAGTGTTGGCCCTCTTATCGCGATCTTTGGTGCGTTCGCAACTGCACGCGAAGCCATTGGGACGATCTCTGACTTTGAAGAGCAGATCGCTCGACTTCAAGGAATCTCTGGTGCAACGACAGATGAGCTTCAAGACCTCGAGTCGATCGCACGTGAGTTAGGCGCAAGCACTCGCTTCTCCGCATCGCAGGCGGCGGAAGGTCTTGAGTTCCTCGCACTCGCTGGCTTCGAAGTCGATCAGTCGGTCGCAGCTTTGCCTGCCACTCTTAATCTTGCAACAGTAGGAGCGATCAGTCTAGGCGAGGCTGCTGACTTCGCATCAAACATCCTCGGTCAGTTCAGTCTCACGGCGAACCAAACAGAACGAGTGGTCGACACACTCACGTCGACATCACAGAGCAGCAACACGAGCGTTGAGCAACTCGCCCAGGCGCTCAGCTTCTCGGGTACCGTTGCGGGTAGCGCCGGCATCGAGATCGAGGAGACGGCCGCAGCTATCGGTGTGCTCGGCGACAGAGGCATCCAAGGTGCTCGTGCTGGTACGAACTTGCGACAGGTCATCTTGCAGTTGCTCGATCCGACGGCCGGGGCTCGTCGAGAACTCGAGGCGCTTGGCATCTCACTAAGCGAGATTGATCCAACAACCAATAACCTCGTCGACGTCTTTAATCGATTTAAAGATGCGAATCTCGACCTCGCCTCGGCTACGCAGATCTTCAACTCTCGCACAGCTGCCGCCGCGCTTACGCTAACAAGTAGCACTGATCGCATTGCGGAGTTGACTGAGCAAAACGAAAACGCGGCCGGCGCCGCACAAGAGTTTAGTGACACGCTCAACGACACCCTTAAGGGCTCAGTGTTGAGTCTACGCTCAGCCATCGAGGAGCTCTTCCTTCAAGCGGGTGACGCTGGTTTGCTCGGCGTGTTCCGAGACATCGTTGACTTCAGCACCCTCGTCGTGCGAGCGCTTGGCGGGCAGCAAACTGGGTTCCAGGAGCTTGATGACACTATTGACTTTCTTGGTGCAACGTTTGAGGTTACGATTAACACACTCATCGATGGCTTTAACGTCGTCATAAACGACATTCTTCCAGAAGTGATTCGCTTTGTACGCGACACTGCAACGACTTTTGCGACGAACGCTCGAGAAGCTGCCTCTAAAGTCGACGAGATCTTCGGAGGCACGTTTCGAGCCATTGGCGAGTTTGCGCGTGACACCTTCAACACTGTCATTCGCCTCATCCGTACAGCTGTTAATCTCGCAAGCCAGAACATCCAAGCGATCATCTCAAGTGTAAAGCAAGCAGCAGACGCTATTGAAGCGCTTGCAGACCGCGACCTCACTCGAGTGTTCGCGTCTGCTGCTGGCGCCATTGCGACATTCACTGCGAACGCGGAGTCTTTACCCGAACGGTTTAGGGAGAGCTTTGAGGAGAACAACGAAGACCTCATCGGTGACGCTATTAACTTTGGTCGTGACTACGCCCAAAACTTCGCTGAAGGATTCGATGTAGCCTTCTCTGGACCGGAAGGTTTTGTTTCCATTATCTTCGACGACTTCGCTCGACGGCAGGCCGCGCGTGTTGCGCGTACGGTAGCGCAGGAGGCGCGTCAGGTCTCCCGAGAAGAAGCCGCAGCGCTCGCTGGTAGTATCGAACCGCAGACAGGGAAAGTCCCTGACGTGTCACCGAGCGTGACAAGGGAAACTTTCGTCGCACAAAGCGATGTGCTTCAATCACTCGACGATGAGATTAAACTAGTGAGGTTGAGTAATGACGCGCGCGAGAGAGCCATTCAGCTTGCGGAACTTCAAACAGAAGCGGAACAAGCGTTTGGCCAAGAACTTGAAGAAAATGATCCCATCCTTCGGGACTTCAACGAGAAACTCAACCAACTCCGACAAACGCAAGAGTTGAGAGCAGCCGTCGAGGACTTTCGTGATCTTGGTGTTGACGCTTTCGCAGACGTAGCACTCGGGGCTCGTAAGTTAAATGATGCCATCGAAGATGTGCTGAGGTCTCTCGTCGAGCTCGCGCTTCGACGCACTTTGACTGCATCGTTTGACGCGGTTGCCTTCGGTGGGGCGAACTCTCAAAGTGGTGGGTTGTTTGGCGTCCTAGCGGGTAGTCTATTCGGTGGCGGCAGAGCTGCAGGTGGTCCAACAGATCCAAGTCGCTCGTTCATCGTTGGTGAGCGAGGTCCAGAGATCTTTCGACCATTGACAGGCGGATTCATCGAGCCAAACACGAACCGGCCGAATCAACAGACCGCTCTCACTCAGCAATTCGTCAACATAAACGTCGCTACTCGAGACGCTGACAGTTTTGGTGCGAGTGAGGCACAGATCTTCAGACGCGCGACGACCGCACTTAGGAGAGGAACGTGAGTGGTTTTCACGAAGTAAACTTCCCAGACGACATCGCATACGGGAGTGCCGGTGGACCGGGTTTTAAGACACAGATCGTCGAGTTACCAAGCGGGTCCGAAGAACGTGTACAAGTGTTCGAAGGCGGACGCATGGAGTTCGACGTATCGTACGGTGTACGCAAGCCAGAGCAACTTGCGGCGGTGCAGCGATTCTACCGCCTTCGTCGTGGTGCGTTTAATGGCTTCCGCTTTAAGGACTTCTATGACTTCAACAGCAACACGACGAACCCATCGTATGAAGGTGCCGGTCAAGGAACGCGTGACCAAGTGATTGGAGTCGGAGACGATTCAAACACCGTCTTCCAACTTAAGAAAGTGTACTCAGACGGCACCAACTCGACAGATCGCTTGATCTTCAAGCCGGTCGAAGGAACGGTGCGCGTGTGGGTGAACGGTGTCGAGCAGACGACGGGTTGGTCACTCAACACGACGAACGGTAATATCACGTTTGACACCGCTCCAGCAGCAGGGCATACAATTGAGGCAAGCTTTGACTTTGATGTCCCGGTGAGATTCGGTGCTAGTGCTGACCAGCTTCTTACAATCAGCGTAGATAACTTTGGCACGGGTTCGATCCCAAGCATCCCACTCATCGAGTTACTTGATCCGTCTGGCGGTTATGAGAGTGAGAACTTCGCTGGTGGCAGCGTCGACCGCACAATCACCGGCAGTCTCTCAGTGACGACAGGAGTCGCGTTTACGTGGCGCATCAACGCGACGAACCCAGGCCTCAATGTCAATCTTCCGGCTGCCTCTACGGTTGAAGATGGCCGGCCACAGTTCATGATCATTAATGATGGCTCGAACTCGTTCAACGTTCGTGATGGTGAGAATGTTCCTTCCACAATTCTCACTCTTAGTGCAGGTGAGGCCGCCTTACTCAGTGCAGTGAAGGCGCCAACAGAGAAGGTGTGGTTCGCAGTATGATCAGCGAAGCAAACTTCTTTGGTGGGAGTGAGACGCTTACGGCGAGTGGTAGCCCCAGTGTGCATCCGAAGAGAGCTCACGTTATTCGCAATGATGATGCGGGTTCATTTGGTACTCCGTTTTACCGATTACCCGACGTGTCGAGTAATGCGAACTATTGGTCTCGCTTCGAAGGCCGACCGATGTTCATTTTCATAGCAGATGGTAGCGTGAGTATTCGCGTACGTAAGTTCGATGGAACCACGCAGATCGCTCTCATCTCATCTGGTGATCTTGCACACGTTTATCTCATTAGCGCTGCCGACGATGAGTGGCACGTTGAAAGCAGGACGATCAATACTGCTCGCACTGTGAGTAAAGCATCAGGCTCAACGTCTCCGGTCGCTATCGTTAGTGCAACTGAGTACGACCCATTCTGTTTCTTTGGTGATGATTGTCAATACCTCATCGACGAGCATGACAACGAGCCAAGTACAGTTGCGGTCGCACCGATGTACCAAGATCCGAACATCGCGCAGAACGAAGATCGGGAGCCGGTGCGTGCGGCTGACGTCGTGATGCCGACGAAGATCTTGATACGCTTTAATGATGACTGCTTTGAGGTTGATGAGAACCACCCATGGAACGGCCTTTACTCGCTGTCACAGGAGTTCTTCGACGTCCTCTACGGCACATCGTCTGTCGTTGATAGCCAACTTGGATCAGTAGCGCAGCCGTGGGTGTTGAGTTATGACGCGGCAAAGTCAGGTACAAGTAAGCTGAGTGAACACCCATATCATATGCATCTCAACGGCACCACTTGGGAGCACGGGCCGTCGTCCGCTGACATGAACGTCGTGCGTGAGGTATGGTCGGCAACAAAGACATACGGTGACGACGACGAATTCACGATCGAGCTTCGCTTCGTGCTAGAACACACAATGACTGCTCGTGCGCAAACAGGTAGCGACGGTGGTGGTGTTGGTGATACGAACGAGTATGGCGCATGGGGCTCAGTGTTTAGTCTCTACATCTTTAGTGACGAGCTCAATGACGCCTGGGTTGAAGACAGCACTTCGTTCAGCCCCAAAGATTTTGATGGGTCTTATACTTGGAACCGAGAGAATCCGTTCGCGACTGGTCTCTCAAACGCGAAGGTAGGAACTGAAACTGGAGTTGAGGAATCGAAGAAGGGCCTTCATCCACAATGTGTCGCAGCCGCAACTCTTGCGATGACGTGGCACGCGCCTATTGGACAAAACTACGTCCCACTCGAACTTCGAGAAACTGTTCCCGGAAGCAATGAACCTGGAAGACGACTGAACGAGGCATACGTCGTGCCGAACGGCGCACCGTGGGGTGACCTCGCGTCGTGCACTGACGACGACCCAGTGCGGTACACGACTGCTGGTGAGTTCACTGGATTGAAGAGAAACATCGTCTTTGGTCTTGATACGTCACCTCATCGAGCAATCACTCTTGGTGGTGATCTTCCGCAATCTGAGATCACGGAGTGGTTGTGTTGGGAGAACGGGAACGGCGACGGTCAGTCTTTTCTTAAGCCCAAGACTCCAGGCTGGAGTGAAGACTGCGGTCGACTTGACGTCGCAGGCGGTAACTGTGCGACGATTAAGATCTGCACCCAGGCGGAAGACTGGACTCGTGTAAACATCAGCCCGTGCGATGGTCATCCTGACGAGCCGCTTGAGGACGTAGGTGGATCGCATCGGTGCTTCAAGAATAAGTCTGGGGATACTGACGCGGGAGCTTTCGACCAACACTGCTGCGTTGCGATGACGAGCACAGTATCTATCTTTAAAGAGTACTGCTATAAGACGAAGACTAGGTATGGCGAAGCACGACCAGGACCGGAAGATTGCGAGATCGAAGGCATTGAGTGTGAATCCGGTGGATCCTTTACGACGTCTTTCAGTATGCCGATCGAAGACTATTCTCTTCGCACACAAGTCGCGACGTGGGTACACTTTGCTGGTCGAGCAGACAGTGCTAAACGCTCACTGACTTATAGTGGCGACGGTAGCGACTTTGATGATGATGTCGGATCGTGGTCATACGGAGACACGACCATCAGTCCGACGGCTCTCGCTGGATCGACGGCAGTGCGAGCAATGAGTGTGTACAACCCGACATCAACATGGCCATGGTACGGGTGCACAATAGAAACGACGATTGGTGACGCGCGTTCAAAGTCTCACGGTGTTGGTTGGCTCGTTGAGCTTGCTACGAATCAAGCAACAGGATTCGGCGTTAACATCAAGCCTGGTGGCACGAATCTCGTGACTGTCGAGGTGAGCGTGTATGAGGCAGGCGTTAAGACTGTGATCCCTGGAAGTAGTCAGACGATCAGTCAGACTGGCACAAGTGGTGAGGTTAGCTTCACAATGCAAGGTACTCATCTCACTGTAACGTATACGCCAAGCATCGGTGCTTCATACGCATGGGAAGGCGACGCATGGATCTCTGAGGTTGGTGAATCAAATCCACTCGCTCGCCCATCTCTCTATACCGAGGAGACGTCTGATGTTACTGGCATCACGTTCGATGACGTCGTGATCACTGACACAATCAGTGATCTTACTGACATCGTAACCGGCACTTTCCTCGAGGAGTCAATCAGTGTTTCGCTTAGCGTTCTCGAAAACTTAAACGGCTTTGGTGAGTGCGAAGACTCCCGTCCTGCAGGATGCGGCACTTTTCCGCAGTGCAACTGCACCCACACTAGTGAGATTCTTCAACGAGAGACGAGCGCATCGCACGCTCCTAATCCATGGCGTGACATCGACTCTCAACAGCAACAAGTTACTCCGTGCGCTCTTGAAAACAATCCGTGCGTGCCCGGATCAACTTGGATAGGTGACAACCCAACGTTTCATGGGGGACCAAACCCATTTAGATGTCGAGAAGAAGCTGAGGCTTGCCCGGCTGGTACTCCGGCTGTCACTGACTGTCCGCCACCGCGATCATACGTACTCTTCGCGTTACCGTTTAATCAAGAATCTTATCAAGCAAACCCAGGTTTCACAACTCCGGACATCGAGTGTGTCACCGACACACCTCGAATGTGCCGTGGCATTGATTGGTGGGGAGTGACGTTTATCTCATGCGATTAGAAGACACAAAGATTCAACTCAAGGTTCTTGAGCTCGCTAAGAGTAAGAATCTCGACGTGAGTAAAATATCGCGTGCGCAATACCGGGCGCTTGCGGTAGAAGCCCAAGGGTTGTTGCTTCCGGCGAGAGCGGCCCGTGCGATCGTGTCGAGGGTGAAGACGGCGATTATCACCGTCACTGACGAAGTGATTCGAGAGAACGAGGAGATATGTCATAACTGTCCACACGACGCAAACGCGACTCTTAAGGACGGCACGGAGACGTGTCTTGAGTGTGGTTGCTCAGGTAAGTTTCTCACTTCTAAGAGGAAAGATCCCGCAGAGCACTGTCCTCTTACTGCGAGTGGTAAGCGCGTCGATCGCGTCGGTGTACTTGATGATGACCCACCGCTATGGAACAATGTTGGGAAGCCTTTGAAGGATTAAGATGCCCTTTGACGTGCAGCCACAAATGACCTCTCTCTCAGTACTCGGGGCCCACAGATTCGCGAGATGCTGGAAGTTTGTGCAGGGAGCAACTGAGGTGTATGTCACTGATCATGACCTCCCGCTCGTTCTTAGCGACGGCAACACGTATGAGCCGTCAGGAGGTGTGTCCGCAAGCGCTGACTCTCGCCGTGTTGACTACGAAGCGGACGATCGAACCTTTACCGGCGCGATCACATCAGAGAAGTTCACAGAATCTGACTTAAAAAATGGGTTCTGGCGAAACGCGACAGTTGATGAGTACCTCGTCGATCATCGCTTCCCGTGGGCTGGTGAATTCTTGTCTCGGAGATTTAAGGTCGGCAAGATCGAAGCGAATGACAAGCAGGGCTTCTTTCGTGTGGAAGTTGCTGGCCTTATGTCACAACTTAATCGTTCGGTTGGTCGTCGCTTCACCCGACGATGTAGTTGGTTGCTTTTCGATAATAACTGCGGCGTTGATCGCGCGTCTTTCCAAGCTTCAATCACTGTGGTGACCGTAAACGCTGATGGATCATTCATTGCAACCCCAAGTGCGCATGATGAAGACGGCTTCTTTGACGACGGCGAGATCACGTGTACCGGAGGCAACAATAATGGATCAACACAAGTAGTTAGAGCTTACACGGCTGCTGATAACAAGTTCGTCTTGCACTTCAACCCAACACTTGATGTTGAAGTCGGCGACACCGCGACAGTGCATGCGGGTTGCAACAAACTATCTGGTGTGAACCCAGATGGTACTGATGACCCAACTGGACACTGTAAGAACAAGTTCAACAATCTTGCAGAGTTTGGCGGCATGCCAGCTCTCACAGACCCGGATGATCTGTATGACGTCCCAGACGCAAAGACTTCAACCGAGTAGTGATGACATCGCTAAGGCGGCTGCCCGCTACGTCGGCGCGCGCTACGTTGACTATGGTCGCGACGAGGACGCTCTTGATTGCGCTGGTCTCATCGTGCGGGCGTGCACTGATTGCGGCATCAAGATCGAGGACATCGATCACGTGTATCACCGATCACCTCACTCACAAGAGATCCTCGGTGTCCTTCGTTGTCAGATGAATGAGATTCCAGTGAAAGATGCGAGACACGGCGACATCTTGTGCATGTGGAGTGATCGCGTCACGAAGAACGCACAACATCTCGTGATCTTATACGACCGAGGTAAGTTGGGTATGGGTTTTGTTCATGCGTGGGATCGGGTTGGTAAAGTATCCATGGGCTGCCTTACCCCGTTTTGGAAAAAGAGAGTTATCGCAGCCTTCAGACCACGAGGTGTTGTGTAATGGCTACCATCGTGCTTGGAGCTGTAGGGTCGAGTGTGGCTGGTCCTATCGGTGCAATCGTCGGTTCAACCGTGGGCTCTGTCATTGACAACTTCCTCATCTCAAAGCTCTTCCCACAAGACCAGAATGTGACAGGTCCTCGTCTTGATTCGTTGCAGTTCTCAACGGCCGGTGAGGGCACGCCGATCGAGTGGGTGTTAGGTCCGAAGACTGGAGTATCTGGGCACGTCCTTTGGAGAGACACTCTCGAGGAGGTTGAGAATCAGGAGGATGTTCAGGCCGGCCCGTCGTCGAGTAGCGCAGGCACTGTAACGTCGTTTACATACTTTCAATCACTCGCTATTTGTTTTGGTGAAGTTACTCACAACTCCTCACTCTACCAAAAGATTGAGAGAGCGCGTAAGTTACTAGGCGATACGAAGTTATTGTGGGACAACGGTGAGGTCGCGAAGTACGACTCAATCACATGGTACCTCGGAGACCAAACGACGCCCGATCCGCTAATGGAAGCTAAGCTCGGCGCTGGCAACGTGCCTAAGTACAAGTACCTCGTGTACTGCGTTATCGAGCGTCTTCAACTCGCAGACTTCGGTAACCGTCTACCCAACCTCAAGGTCACGCTTGAGCAAGGTGCTGACGTCAGTCTTCAGGATGCTATTCGTCTACTTGTTGACCGAGCAAAGCTTGATCCAGATGTACTCGTCGACGTGACAAGGCTACCATATTGCTTCCGTGGTCTTGGTGTCACTGGCCCAGTGGCGACGAATAACTCGCTGAGTCTTCTTGGTCAGGCGTACGCGGTCGACGCACGTGAAAACGGCACACAGATCGCGTTCATCGCAAAGGGCTTTGAGGACGTCGTCGAGGTCTTGACTAACCTCATTGGTACAGTTAACGAACCCGGGCTCACGTTCAGTGATACACCAGAGTGGGAGGTGCCGTCGAGCGCTGAGGTGACATACGTCGGTTGGGAGAACGAGGCGCAGCGCGCAACGGAGTCGTACTACGACCCGACCCGACCCGACGAGAGCAAGGTGTCAATGAACCTCCCGATGACGCTCACGTCTGCCGAGGCGCAGGCTGTCGCGAAGCGACTCGTCTGGAGCGCTCGTAGCGAGAGGATTCAGTACGATGAGTTCTCGCTTCCTCCGTCACTCTTCAATATCGCTCCTGGAGATGTCATCCAGATCGACGACGGAACGCAGATCTTCATCACGGAGACAGGTCTCGGAACAAACTATGAGATGCGTGCTCGAGGTCACGCTTATGATCAACGTGTGTATCGTCAACTCGCGATCGAAAGCACGTCGAATAACGAAGATCAAGGTTACAACCCGCCCGACACGCACGTGAACATCTTGCAAATGAATGCGCCCAAACCAGCGGGAGCTGAGAGCCCGGGGTTGTTCTTCGCTGTGCGCCCAGACCCAGTGACTGCACAATTCATCGGAGCGCAAGTGTTTGCGAGCATCGATGACATTGATTATACAAATGTAGGTTCTGTGAACAACAGCGCGAAGATGGGCCGCGTGATTGCGTACACGGGGTTTGATGCTGGGCCATTCTTCCTCGACGGGGCAAACGAGTTCATCATCGAGATGGACGACGACACAACATTGTCAACTGGCACAGAGGCTGAGGTGTATGCGGGCTCGCGTAACGTCCTGGCCGTCGAGGTCGAGGATGCAGAGTATGGTCGTGACTGGGAGATACTCGCGTTCGTCAACGCGACTTCACTCGGGAACAACCAGTATCGCATTAGCAACTTGCTACGGGGTCTTCGAGGAACTGAAGCCCTCATCAACTCTCAGGCGGGAGCGGGGCAGAGAGTCGTCGTGCTCGATCGTAACGTAGGACTGTGGACGTATGACACTTCGATCTACCCAGGCATCCTCACGTATATCAAGGTCCCAGCGGAGGGCGGGTCGCTCTCAGCGCATGACGCGAAGCGCGTGGTGCCAGACGCGAGGAACATGTGGCCGTACGCACCGACTAACCTCACGTCACAAGTTGAGTACCGGAGTATTGGCAACTACGACGTCGTAATCCGTTGGGACGATCGTACGAAGGCAAACACCGAGCCGTTCGCTCTCGTGCCCGCCGCCTCTGACGACGAGATTAACCAGTGGGAGGTCGAGGTGCGTGCGGGCGGGCGACTCTCAGAGATCCTCTACACCGAGACCGTGACCGACACAAAGTTCGAGTTCACGCAGGCAAAGAGGCAGACGGTCGAGGACGCTGGAGACCCATTCTGGTTGACAGACGACGGGTTCACAGTTCACATACGAAAGGTAAGTAGCATCGGCGGCGTCGGTAGACGCGCGAGCTTAAGCGTGGAGCGAAGAACATGAGCACAACACCAGGACTTAACCTACCTCTCATCATTGGCGGCGCTGGCGGCGGCGAGATCGCAAACAAGGTCTTCACTCTCCTCGATGCCATCCTCGGTAAGGGAGTTGAAGATGTTGCAGATGAAGCCCCAAGCGGACCAAGCGAGGGAGACGCTTACATCGTGTCGCAGAACCCGACCACCGGTGATATCTTTGAAGATCACGAAGGTGAGATTGCGGCTTACATCGGTGGGCAATGGCTCTTCCACGAGGTCGCGCAAGGTGTGAGGACATACGTTCGTGACGTCAACAAATCCATCGTCAAGGCAAGTAGCACTTTCTGGTCGTACGCAACAGGCACTTCGGTGTTCTTCGCTCGCACCTCATCAGACTTCGCATACGACGGCAGCGGCAGTTGGGACACGATTGACAACTGGACTCAGATGCAGGAGGTCGGCACTGACGAACTCTTCGACCTCGTCGGCTCGACAGGTCGGTGCGAGGTGCAGGACGCTGGACTCTACCGAATCGTCTTCAGCGGCGTCGTGACGCCAACTGGATCACTCAGCACTTGGGAGATCGGCATCGGCCACCAGAGTGACACTGCTGAGAATCCTCGCATCGAACTCGCAAGTCCTGCACTTAACACTGATGTTCCGTTCTACACGCAACTCGTGTTTCCAGCCGGACGTGAAGATGACTTTTACGTTGCTGCAGACCGCACATCAGGCTCTGGTGGTCTTACATTTAAGGCTGGGTGTTCTTGGTATATGGAACTCTTGAGCTTGTGAGTCAGTTGCAACACTGGAAACTACTTTTGCTTTTTATCAGTAGCCGGATGTCCAAGACCGCCTCTTCATAGTGAAGACTCCCTCTCAACTCACCCTAGTAGCATATTTAGATTCTCAGGGATAAATATCAATCTAGGCCGATTATCAATAGGTCGCATAGATAACTGATTCGTGCGGTTCACTGGGGATTCTGGAAAACATAACTTGTTTCCAGTGTGCAAACTGAAAGGCGTGTTCCGTGGCAAGTCGAATGAGTCGAAAACTGATTGATCAGATGGTAAAGATGCGTCTCTTGGGAGGCTCGTACCGGTCGATCGGGGAGATGCTAGGTGTAGACAAGGAGACA